CGCCCGGCATTCTGGCAAGAGGCGGCCGACGACGGCTACAATGGCGCGGGCATCGCCTACAGCAGCGAGCGGCGCGTACCCCTGTTTGGCTATAAGCGCTGGCGCATCGAGGAGGGGATTGACGTAGGGGCGCAACGGCTGAACCTCTACTACCCCGACCGGATCGAGCGCTACATCACCGGCCGCCTGGGCTTGTGGACACCCTACGACGAGCCGGGGCAGGGCAGCGTGTCGCCGTGGGTGGACGCGGCCGGGCAGCCGTTGGGCGTGCCCATCATCCACTTCCCGACCAACCCCAACGGCAACGATTACGGCACAAGCGAACTGGAGGCGGTTATCCCCCTCCAGCGCGTGCTAACGTCGCTATGGATCGACCTCATGGCCGCGGCCGACGCGACGGGTTTTCAGCTGGTGACGTTGACCGGCGACACGCCCAACGCCGATATGGTATCCGCGCCGGGGGCCATCTGGTACGCCAAAGCGCTGGGGGCGACGTGGGGCACAATCCCGCCCGGCGACCTGTCGCTGCTGGTCGAGGCCATCCGCCACACGACGATGACGATAGCGCAGGTGTCCCGCGTGCCGTTGACGATGTTTCAGGATACGAAGGCGGTGTCGTCGGCCGAAACGATTGTGGCGTCCGAGCGCGGGCTAATCGCCAAAGTGAGCGACCGGGCCAAAACCTACGGGCTGGCCTGGCGGGCGGCCATGCGTCTGGCGGCTCGATTGCACAACGCCTATGGCCCGCGCGGGGTGACGTTGGACGAACGCGGTATCAGGCCGCGCTGGGCGTCATTTGAGCGCGTCGACGAACTGGCGATTGAGGAGCGCCGCGCGGCCATCGCCGGGGCGCATGAGGCCGCCGGGCTGGGACTGGAGGCGGCCTACAGCCGGGCCGGGTATGCGCCCGATGTGCTGGCAAAGCTGCTGCGCACCGACACGGCCGCCGACGAGGGGCTAGAGCAATGACGCCGCAACCGCCCGACGGCCGCCGCGTCGCCCAGGGCGCGGCGATTGAGTGGACAGACGACGACCTAGACCGCCTGGCCGAGATTCACGTTGACGAGGACACGCCGCTCATGCTGGCGTTCGTGCGGCAGTATGGCAGCCGTCGGCTAGTGGCCGCGGTGACGGCGCAACGGGAGGCCGATGGGGACGCGACGAACGGCGACGCCTGAGCGCGACCCGTCGGCCGTGGCCTGGGTGACAGTCCAGACGCGCACCGGGCCGCAACACCGCTACCGCGACACGTCTACCGGCCGCTACATCTCGGCGCGGCAGGTACGCGGCGACATCGACCGCATGGTCGACGCGGCCGGCAAGGGCGCGGCGCGGCAAATGACGACGGCGCTCAAGGACGGCCGCATTTCGTTGGCCGAGTGGCAATCCGGCATGGCGCGGGCGGTGAAGAACGTCAACTATGCCGCCGTGGCCGCCGCGTCGGGCGGCGTCAACAACATGACGGCCGTCGAGCGAGGGCGGGCCGGGGCCATCATCCGCGAGCAGTACAGGCACTTGCGGAACTTCGCTAAGGACATAGAGACGGGCAAGCAGCCATTGGACGGCCGCGCCTTGCGCCGGGCCGACATGTACATGGACGCGGCGCGGGGCAGCTATCACGACCAGAAGCGGGCGGCCGAGGCGGCGGCCCATCCCGGCGCGGCGATGATGATTCGCTCCATTCGCCACCCCGGCGACAGTTGCCGCCAGTGCGTCGAGTTGCACGGCAAATGGTTCCCCTTGGGCAGCGCCGACTATGTGCCCGTCGGCCGTCGCTTATGCAGAACGTCTTGCCGCTGTAGCGAAGAAACGGCCGTCGTTGACGAGGGCGGCAACGTCGTCCCGCTAGGCGTTGACGGTTACTAACCCTCTCTCCCCCTCTTCCAATCCCCAATTGGATTTTGCTATGTGCCACTCATTACACTAGTGGCATGACTACACCAAACGCGCAGACCGAGACGGTAGCAGGGAGTGATTCCCCTGTCGCGGGTCAGCCGGCGGCCGACGCCGGGCGGCAGGAACCGCCCGCGCCCGATGCTGGGAGCGACCTTGACAAAACGCGGGCTGAATTGAACCGGGCCAACAAAGAGGCGGCCGAACGGCGCGTGGCGCTGAAACAGGCGCAAGACGAGTTGACCGCGCTCAAGGCGGCGCAGACGCAAGCCGAACAAGCGGCGCTGGCCGAACGGGGCGAGTATCAGAAGTTGTATGAGGCGGAGAAGCAAAAGGCGGCCGACTTGGAGAAAGCCGCCGCCGAGATGCAATCCCGCATCAAACAGCAGGAACTCGCCGCCCTACGCCAGCGCGTCGCCAATGAGAAGGGCCTGCCCGCCACGCTGGCCGAACGGCTCCAGGGCGAGACGGCCGAGGAGTTGGC